CGGTGATATTTTTTTACGCAGCCTCTTTAGAAAAAGAGATAAATGATCAGGATCGAGGCTACGATCACCAGGAAGGTTTTTATCATTGTAGGTAAGTGTAACGAAAGACGAGGCCTCATAATAGTAGGCCTCGTGTATTATTCGAGCGGCCCATTCTCGGGCCTTTGTTTTTTTACAGGCTAAACATTTTCCACACGGCGCCATAAAGCCGTGAAAATCGAGCCATTTAGGATTGTTACATCGCATTTTGGTTCCAACGCTTAACCTTAAGTACTGTGCCTGACCGTATTCTATGCTACAGCCGGTAACCGCCACGAGAAGAACCGTAAGTAGGAATGCGATAGAACTTTTTTTTCCCTTTATAACTCCGCCTTCGGCGAGGTTTACCACGAGACCGACGAGATTTTTTCATCTGTTTTTCCTTTGCTGAAAGGCTTCCTGAAATCCTCCAGCTATATTCCAAGGTAATTCAGTTACGGCTTGATAAGCACGTTTTAATCTATCACCAATAGACTCATTAGACCTATTTTCCATAGCGCGTAAACGCCTATTTTTTTCCGCTTCACTCATATTTTCAAGGTTTTCTTTATGTTCTTCAGGAGAAGAAGGTATATTTTCAGCCATTGATCCAACAGCTGATCCAAGTACTCCGCCTTCTCTTTGAAATGAATTGAATATTGACTTTATATCAGAGAATTTAGAATGTGAGCCTATAGGCAGGTCATTATCATAGGCCCAAGCAAGATTATACGCTTGATTTGCCGCTTGGGTATCGGTGAATCTTTTTATTGATTTTTGAGTTTCCTTCTGCTGCCTAATTAATTGCCTTTGAGCATTCGTTTGAGCGATGTTTGCCTTTCCAGTCATCATCGCCATTGCCGACTCCGCAGGATTCGGCCCATTAAACGCATTTTCACCAGTCGGAGAAGGCGAAGACATAGTTGAAGCCGCGGATCCCGCGGCGAGGGTGGGAGAAAGCCCAGCAGCTCTAAGATCAGCAACTCTACGTTGTACCGCCGTATCTTCACGGTATTGATCCTCGGTTCTCCACTGTGCCTGGCGCTGCCGATTAAGCAAATTCATGGCGGTATTACCCGCCGAGCTTAACAAGCTACCGCCAGCACCTAAAAGAGGCAGCACTATTCTTCTGCCTCTACATTTATTGGTTGTTCATTTTCGGCTTTTTCGACCAATTCGGCCTCTTTTTGTTTTTTATATTCTTCCTGACGCCAAGCATTATACCTTTGATCGAATGATCTTAAATGTTGAGTAGCATCCGCAGGATCGAAACCGAGAGAACGGTTCGCAGGAAGGTAGTTATCAGGGACATCTTCATTGAAAGCGAAATCAAAGAGATCCGCTTTCCACTCATCGAGCCGTTGACCAGCTTCGAGAAGACGCCGAATTTGTAGTTCCGCTGGAATATAACCAGCAGTTTCCGTAACTTTCGTTCCGTTATTTTTTTCCGGCGTGCCATGTGATACATACGGAAGGTTGAATTTCATTTTTTTCATATTAAAAATGGTCCATAAGGCCAGGATTAGAAACCGCAGGCATAGGTCTGATTGCCCTAACTCGGTTTCCGAAGTTTACGATAAGGCCGGGCTCGCTCGGAGCCGCGAATATCCTTTTATCCGGTTGGCATTTAATAAAGTCCGAGTTAAGCGCCGGAGGAGCAGAAGGATCGAACTGGCGACCAAGATGCCAGTAGTCGTATGGTTCTCCACGCCTCATTTGTCCGCAGACCATATCCATTTTTACACGCATTTCGTCGTATCGACCGATGTAACCAAACGGCGTGTTTTGAACCTCCTGAGTACCTCCTGCCATTATCTCTTTCTGGAGTATAGCTTGCTCACTAAGATGAGAGAATTCAGGGAAGTAGTAATCATATCGAGTTTGACGGGCCCACTGCCTATTTATTCCCTGTTCATAAGCAGTTCTCGGCATAACAGACATTATGCCCATTATTAGACCAAACTCTCTTACCCGATAGGATCCGGCAATTCCGGTCCCTACGGTAATACCGTGTCCGGCCATATTGCCTTGAGGGGTAGTAGCTACAGGACCAGATTCAAATGCCGACGCAGAGGTCTGTAGCGTTTCGGAGACCACGACAGGGGCTCGGGTTCCTCCGATATATTCGGGACGTTGCAACCTCTCATCCGAAGGAGCTACACGATCACCGAAATGAGAGTTAATGAACTCCTTATAGCGCGTACCAGCACGCGCATTACGTTCTAGCCACTTCTGAATTTGTACCGATTCACGAAGATCATTTATATCGAACGTAGTTGCGGTAGACAAATCTACCACATTATCTCCGAAGAAATTTCGTAAATTAGTAGTAGTATCTGAATTATCCGTTCCAAGCCTAGAATCCGCTAACGGAGTTTTAACATGAATGTTAGCCGCAACTGATTGAGTATTAAAACTACTGGTATCCCATTGTGCTACCGAAGTACCAGACACTGGCAATGCTGGCGATTGACCTTTCTGAACAAACGGCCTTGCAGCGGTAAAATAGTCTTTTTCCCAGGCCCTATTAAGAATAGCCTGGTTATCTACGACCTCATCCTGGAGGTCTTGGTCGCGGTAATATTCGTTAAATATAAATTCATACGCTTTCCTTGGGTAATCATTGGGAATAGGAAGCGGACCCAAATCCGGCATACCCATATAATCCCACAGGGAACCAATTTGAGTATTTACAGGATCTATCCACGAAGGTTGAGTCAACTCAAGAAGGCCATCCGTTCCACCACGGATGAAGTTTACCCATCCATCGGTATTATCGGTGGATTCATCAGGCCATAGGAGTCTATAGGGAACGAAGAAATAATGAGTGAAGACATTGACTTCATGGAGTATTGGTGCGACCAGGGGTTGGAATCTAACGATGGCCTCATTGCCAATCGGCGAAAGGACATCTCCTGGGACGACTTCGTCGCAGAAGATAGGGATGAGCTGTCCCATATCACACGTGAATTTCTTGTTATAAGAGAGATCGAAAACAGATCTTGGGGGCCGTAAAGAAGAAACGTTAGAAAAGACATTGTTAGCCATCGGCAGTTACCATCTGACCAGCCAGCATAAACTGTGGTTTTTCGAATTGTTCAATAAGGCCTTCGGCCTCATGCCATTGTCCGAGCTTATACAGCTCGAAGTCCTCGGCTATATCGCCGAGCTCATGACGAATCGAACGGTGGAACTCTCGAACGCCACAAGCGTCGTTCGCCTGAACAAAAGGTCGAGAATACTTTTCGGCCTTAAGGTCTTTAATAGTGTAGATACCTTGCGCTTCCATAAAAGTAGTATAAACGTACTAGAGGATTTGTCCACTAGTACTTTCGTACTAGTACAAAATAATAGGGTTTCTAGTACAAAAATAGTACAAACGTACTATATATAGAACCAATTTCGATTGATATGGTGTATCTATGAAAAGCAGAACTGAATATGAAAGGGATATTTTTAAGAAGATTATCCAGGACAAACTGGATATGTATGACCAGGAATGCATAGCTATCATGCTACGCAAGTATAAACGTGAAGTACTACGTGGATGGATACGAGAAGTACTTAACGAGAAGCACTAAGAACTAGTGCTAGGGCGGTGACGGTGTCACCTAGCATTAACTGGAACAAGAGAACGTTAATGAGGTAGTAGCGCCGCTACCGGCGCTGGCACAGCATCGAGTACGATTGCCGTGCAAGTTATTCACTACAGATTTTTTTGTTTTTTTTCCAGATAGATCTGTTGCATTCTACGAATGTTTTCTTCTGACTGAAGAAATGATTTTTTGACATGGTCATGTCCAAGGGCCCGCTGCGCGAGCCACTTGTTTACGGCGTCGTTTGCTTCTTGGTTCTTCGCCGCTAGTGCTTCAGTGTCCAGGTCGAGAGCTTTCACATAATATCTCGGGATTCCTTGCGGCGTACCTTGCATCGTCATTGCGAGGTTTTGTTCCAACAACTCCCTGTTATCCTTCGCCCAACGCGCGCCGAGACCCTGCGACGAGCGCCGGAAAGGTTGCTTTCCCCCCCCGCCCCCTTTCTCCGGCCCCCGGGCGCTACCGCTGGGGCCGGGAAAGGGGGAGCCAACGTCGTTTTGATCTTTGAGTATGTAAGACGTTATGTAGAAAGCCGATTCCGGGGTAACGGTGCCAAGATGAACTAGCCCAAGTCCCCACGCTCCGGCTATTAGATCTATCTGGTTAGGATGTATACCGAAGAGTATTAAATGATAGTGTGGACGGCCTTTGCCGCCATATTCGCCACAGGCGAAATATTTTATTTTTTGAGGTGATATTTTTTTACGCAGCCTCTTTAGAAAAAGAGATAAATGATCAGGATCGAGGCTACGATCACCAGGAAGGTT